GGCCAGGCTCAAGCTCTTTCACCAGTTGTGCACGTGAAATTGCCATGATTAAGCTCCTTGACCGGCAACACCAGCACTACCGTACAGGTGCTCGTTAATCTTCACCACAACCACAGCATTGGTGCCATAGGCGTTGCCGGGAACATCCCACAGGCCAACGATCTTCAGGTTCAATGCAGCCGCTTTTGCAATGGTGGACGAGTCCAGTTCCATCGTCGAAACGCCCGTGGTGGTGCTTCCGCCGGTGCCCACAACATCGGCGTTAAAGCCGACTTGAGTCTGCGCAACCGACTCATCCACCTGGATGATGAAGAGCTGGTTGGGATCATCGATCACGTCGGCAATAATCTTGCCCTGCGTGATGTTGACCGAACCGGGGTAGTAGTTCTTCCAGGTCGGCTTGCCGGTGGTCGGGTCGATGTAGTTGCAACCATTGAACACACCTACCGCAGCGGTGTGGGTCGCAGGCGCAAACTTGACGAGGTAACCGTCATAAACGGTGACCAAGTCGCCTTGGTAAATCGCCCCGGACTGGTTGTCGGCAATCTCGTATCCGTACTGCTTTTGACCGCCAGTGGCGGACAGATTGCCGAGGGCACGCAGACCAAAGGGCTTGTCAACATTAGCCATTTGATGGTTCCTTCAAAAGGGTTACTGGTCTTTCGACCCGCCAAATGAGACTCGAGATCTGCGGGCAGGGCGTTCGATGACCATGCTCGAATGCGCATTGGCCTTCATCAGCTCATTGTCCGCAGCTTGAAGCTGATCTCCCGCTCGCTGTTGGTAGTACGCGTTTCGTTCCTCAACCGTCTCTTCGGGGATACGGGCCAGAAGAAGGGCACCGACGCTAATCACGCCAGCATGCCGACCGTCTTCAGGACTGGACGAGTGAAAGTCAGGGTATTCATCGGCGCGTACCAGCTCGTAGCCCTCGCGAAGACGGCCTGCGACGTTGGTGCGATCTTGAATGCCTGCTGATTCAGCTCGAATCCAGCGATGTTTGTATCCGGGAGGCGGCTCAGGTGCATCAAGCCGCGAAGGCGCTTGCCACGGACGACGTCGCGTAATCTTCGCGCGAAGCTCTGCGTCTCGCGAAGTACGGTTAAGAGCTGGAGCAGCTCCTACGGTAGGTTTAACGTCACTCATGATCACTCCTTCACGTACTTGGCGTATTCCTCAAGCGGAACACCCAGTTTTTTGGCAATGGCCACCTGACTTGGGGTCAAGCGAACCGTGCGGCGTGCAGCTTGGTTGATCCCGGAGGACCGGGAAGCGGGTGCGACCGGCTGCACGTTACGCGCCGCCCCGTTTTGCGCACCGGAAAACTTTCTGGGGAAAGCATCCCGGATACGTCTGTCAAGTTCATGATAGTACTCGTCAGAACTGGCGTCAAACCCCTCGGCCTCAATTAATTGCCGATGTATGCCCCACGCAGCATGCGTCATGGCTGTGTCGCGGCCATACCAGGGGTTACGCTCCGCCCAATCTTCCACCTTGGGGTCAACCTGACGCTGCTGTGCAGGCTGCTGATACGCCGCTTGCTGTGCGGCCTGCTGTTGCTGCGCTACAAGGTTCTGCTCATACGCTTGACGCTGCGCATTCTGCGCTTGGACAGAGGCCTGCTCCATCGTGAGCGAAGTCAGGCGCTGTTGCGCCTCTGTCTCCGTGTCAACGTCGCCCTCTTCGCGCGCTTTGCGAATAATTTGCTTGAGCGCCATGACCTGCGTCTCAATGCGCCCCGTGGCCTCGGCCACGCGCTGCTGATCCGTGTTCAGGTACTGGTATTCAAGCTGCTGGGCCCGCGCTTGCACGTTTCGCGCGTAGTCAAGCGCCGCTTGTTCGCGCCGCTGCGTCTCCCGCAGCCGCGCGGTCAGCTTGTCAATGCGCTTCTTGACGTTTTCGCTGTACTGATCCAGCTCGCCTCGGTCACCTTGATCACCTTGCTCGCCGCCGGTGGTAGCAACCGCTGGCGGTTGCGGCTTGTCAATGACTTCTGCCTGTCCGTCCTCACTAAGCTGGACGGTGGCAGGTGCTTCATCCTCTCCAATCTTGAACTCCAACTGTTCCCCGCTCATTGCGCTCTCCTTTACATGTGCAGAATGTCTTCTGGATCGTGGACCACGCCCAGCACTTCATCGTCGTTGATCAAACGGATCTCTCCGCTGTCAATCGGGATGCGTGCGCCCGCGTATCGGCCAAAGATGATCCAATCCCCCTCCTTGCACCACGCGCCGGTGGGGAACTTGGACTCATCGCCGTACGCCAGGCTGCCTACCTTCAATACGTAGCCACAAACCGTCGCAAGATTGGATTTGCGTTGGGTCTCTTCGGCCAACACGATCCCGCCCTTGCTCTTTTCCGCGCCACGGTAAGGAAGAATGGCGATCCGCCAGCCTGTAGGCGTTGGGATACGATCCATCACGGCCTTGTCAAGCTTCGATGGGTCAAAGCCGTCCTCGGTATACGAGTCCTCGAGCTTTGGTCCCTTGTTCTCAGCCTCTTCGCGCCACTTGCGCTCCAATGCCGTCAAGCTCTCATCTGCTACAGCTTCCATTTGCATCTCCTAGTCAAGAAGGTCTTCGTCCGAATGCTTTTTCAAAAGCCCTTTCACGGATTCTTCGACCATCCTCAAACCCTCGAGACGTCCCATCATGAAGCGATAGCGCTCCATGTCAGCAATCGTGCCGTTCAGCACGATTTGCTCAGACTGATGCTGTAGCTTTCTGATTTCTTTCAGAACTGCTTCTGCAAATTCGAGCATGGTAATTCCATGAAAGCAGTCGGTTTGCCGCACCGACTGAGAGCGGTACTACAGAGCCTAGTATATGCGAACCGGACGTGTGCCGTCCTTCTTTTTCACGATCGCAACCGCTTTTTGCACTCCCTTGGGTGTTGAAATCATCTCGCCGCCCTTAGCCATCTTCCGAGACTTGCCCGCCTTTTCGTACGCGATCGCCGCCGCCTGCTTGGTGGCTGCTTTCATGCTCTTGGGCTTGCTTGTTCCCAGCTTCCCCGACTCTTTATACGACCGAACCATCTCCCCGATGTTTGAGCTGATGGTCTTTTGACTTGAACCACGTTTAAGCGGCATTTCTAGCTCCCGGTGCTTGCATTGTCTTGACCTCTTGCAGGCGCAGACGCTGCTGGTTGATCTGATTGTTCTGCTGAAGCTTCTGCTGATCAAGCCCTAGGCGCTGTTGGTCAAGTTGGATGCGCTGCTGGTCGGCCTGCGCACGTTGTTGGATCTCCATGCGCTTCAATTCGATCAGCGGATCCTCGCCGCCCTCGCCAGAGAGCTTGCCTTGCAGGTCTTTCATCTCCTGCATGTTGGTCGCAACCTTGATTGCGACCATGCCTTCCTTCTGGATCGGCGAAATCATGCGGTCGGGGTCCGTGCCGTACATCTTGAAGAGGTCTACTTCCACATCTTCTTCCGCTTTCAGCCGAATGTGCTCCAAAACATGCTTCTGCAACTCCATCGCCGACATCGGATTGGACTGCAAGAGCGGCGACATGCCCATCATCAGGTGTGCGGCGATGTGCGCGTCGTGCTGCTGGCCCGCGAAGGCCTTCAGCTTCATGCCGTTTAGCACATCACTGTTCTCGGCCGCCGGATCACGGGGCATATTCGTGTTCTGGGGCATCAAAATGCCATCAATGTCCCGAATATTGAGCGCCGCGTACATCCGATAGTACGCCTCGTACATGTTGTGCATGTTCGGCGCGCTTTGGGCGAGCTGCAACTGCATCTGGGCGAGCTGAATGCGCTGCGCAGTGCTGAAAATGTTGGGGTCGGCCACCGGTTGGACCGAAACCATGCGACTGAAGTCCGCTTTTTTGATCCGGCGGCTCGCTCCGGGCACGTCGTACGGGTATTCATCGGGCAAATAATGCGCAAAACCCTCAAAAAGCAGCCTGAACTCGAGCGTTTGCGCGTAATGGAGCCGTTTGTGGATGCTCGACATCACCATCGAGCCCCGTTCCAGGAGCGCGAGCGTCGTTCCGACCTGCGCGTACTGGTTTCCGTCGCCAACTTGCATGTCGGCAGTGCTCGAGAGTCGCTTTCCAGCGTCCACCAAGAAGCCCAACAGCGCAAAAAGCACCTGACTCGGCTCTTTGTACGGCAGAGGCATGAGCGAAGCCGTCAATTCCGCGCCGCCCGCGTCAATATCCCGCCACTCCCCAGGCTGAATCGGGTCAGAATCGTCCGCGATCCGCGCGCCTTTGGCCTTGAACCCCGCCGGAAGGTTCGCTAGCGTCCCTGCATCGATCAATTGGCGCAGGGCGCTCGTCGCCGCCTTCGACAAACCGCCGATCAAGTGCACAAAACCAAGGCCATAGGCCCCCGGACCCTCGACCAAGACGTAGTGGACGAAGTAGTTCCGGCGGTTTTTCTGCTCGTCGTTCTCTTTCCAGTTCCTCCGGATGCCGATAACCTGCAACGAGTCCTCGGCCAAGGTCACCACGTAGGGCAGTTTGATGCCTGTCGGGTTGCCGTCCTCGTCCGTGTCCTCGAATCCGGGGATATCCAGATCGACCAACTGCTCAAGCAGGAACACTTCGCCCACGTCATCGGTCGGCTGTACGCCCACAACCTTGTCCGTTGCCGCTTGGATGGGGCTTGGATCGGCAGGCGTTGCGGCCGTCTCCACAGGAATGTCCAAGTACTCGCCCGAGAGCACGCGCTTTTTGTACTCATTCGAGTCCATCGCGATGCGGTGCGTGAGCCGTGGGCACTGGGACACGACGCTCGAGCCGTTGTACGGGATGTAGACGTCATCTGCCAAGCAAAGCTTGGACACCATGCGCTTTAACTGATAGTCGTAGTAGACCTTCTTGAACGTCGAGCCGCCGTAGCCGGTGTAGAAGAGGAGCTGGTCAAACTCCGGCGTGTACTCTTCCATCACGGTCGTGATCTGGTAGTTCATGAAGTCCTGCACGCGGCCCGCCTGCTGGTACTTCTCCACCGTCTCTTTGCCCATGATCTGCGTGCGCACGGGCCCGCCCGCAGGCAAGAGCTCCTTCAGCGCCTGTGCCTGGAACTGGATGATGGCTTCCATCAGCATCGGATGGGCGACGCCCGCCGCGCCACGGAAGGGCTTGGTCCGTTCTTCAAGCTTCAAGCCCAAAAGATCAAGGCCCTTGGCGAACATGTTCTCCCAGTCGGACCGCGAACCCTTGTCCGCTTCGAACATCGCCGACACGTCGATCGAGATCTTGGCCAAGACCTCCGGCTCAATCACGCCCGCGAGGTTGGCATAGAAGTCCACCTCTTCGGCGTCGTCACTGCCGATCGCAACCGTCGCCCCGCCGTCCTCGTCGATCTCGATTTCAATGTCAAGCGGCTCGTCTTCGAGCGCGATGATCCCGAGTGACGGGGCAGGATTTACAGACTTGTCGATAGGCATGATGTGTCCTTGGCGTTATCTAAAACGCGCGGTCTTCTTGGCAATGGCCTTGGGCTGTTTGACGAACTGCTTGCCAGCGGCCTTGCCTGTCCGCTTGGCTTTTGTGGTTGCTGCGTATTCTTGTGGGGACAAGGACTTGATGGCGGCCTCCGGCAGGTAGCGCTCGCCGGTCTTAGAGGACGGCTTACCGCTCTTGGTCCGCCATTTCTGGGCGGACCAATCTTTTAGGCTTTGCTGCGGCGCTTTCAATCTTTATACCCTCCGCCTTTGGCCTTGTACTGCTTCGCCAAGAGCTGGGCTTTTCTCGCGGACCACTGGCCTGCGGCCGTGCCTTGCGTTGCCGAGGCCTTGATCCTGCTGAACAAAGCTTTCCGCATGCCGGGCTTCGTGTAGTTGCCTGCCTGGTTCACGCGGCTCTTACCTGCTTTGGTGCTCTTGGTTGCCATGGCTGTGCCCTCGCTCACGCGGCCTTCAGTTTAGCAAGCTGACCCTTGGCAGTCGAGGTGTTTACGGGGCCGCCTTTGGCAAGGCCTTCAATTGGCTGGTCATTGCGTTCGAGGATGCGCATCAAGTCCTCATTGCCAGGGAACACTACAAAGTTCTGCGTCTCAAGCTTTTTCCCGCCTCGGCTCTGAGCGTCCAAATACCTAACACCAGGGATTCCTGCTTGACGAAGCCTCTCCGCTCCTGCGCGAGTCTTCGCTCCCGCCGCAGCAATCAAGTCCCCTCCAAGATCATCCATGCTCAAGCCTAGGCCCTTGCCAATGTCTTGGATCGTCTGCGATTGCTGGCCAAGAGGCTTGTCCCAGTCCAACATTTTTGCTACCGCTTCGTCTGGGATGTCAATCTTGTACATATAACCCTGCGCATCTTGAACCGCCTTCCTCAATGCGTCTGACGGCTCGAAGTTGTTCAAGTCTCGAAGCGCTGCCGAAATAGCTTGAGACGGGTAATCGAAACCCAGCCAATCGTCGGCACTCAATGCGCGAATCAAATTTGCTGCTGGCGGCGACATATTCTCCGCTGCCTCTAACGCCTCCTCAAACGAGGCATCATCAGGAAGCTCTTTACGGAACTCCTGAACAATCTTTTTGCGGCTTATGTCCCGCTGATAGCCTTCCGCAACGGGCCGTGCCTCCGCAGAGTAATAACCTTGGCTGTATGCCTGTCGTCCTTCGCCAGTTCCAATCTTTGCAGGGTCAAAGTTTTTGAAAGGGTAGGGGCTGCCGTGCCATGTGGTCAGTTGCGACGCGCCGGCTGGGCCCAAGGCACGGTTGTACTGCTGGAAGTCCTCGGCCAACATCCGCGCGGCCTCGCCCGCTTTCTCTGCGCCCTTGGCCGCTGCCCGTACCGGCGCGGCCGGGTTGACAAGGCTGCTTCCGATGTCGGCGGCTGAGTACAGGGTGCGCTGCGTGGGGTCCGTGGGCATCTCAGGCCGCACGCCAAGGTCCGTCATCTTCTGCTTGATCCAGTCACTGCCCATGACCGGGCGCTCTGAGCCCAGCCCTGCCGGCGTCAAGACCATGTTCGCAATATCCACCGGCGCGCCCACGAGGTTGTACGGCATGTTCGCCGCACCCTGCAACACCGCGCGGTTCAGCGCCTCGTTCTCTTCCTGAGTCGCAGCGCGGCGCGTGCGCCGTTGCAAGGGCTTGCCTGACCGGATCGGGTCGTCCTTGGCATCTACCTCACCCCCTTCGTTGAACTCTCTCTGGTAGCCCAGCCGGAACATCGGAGACCCTGGGCCGCGAGGCACGTCTACATCACCACGAACCCTACCCCCGAACATCGGCGTGCTAAACCCCGCCGTGTATCCCGATATTCTTTCAGGCAAAACGTCGCCCTGGCCCGACACGCCAAGGGACACCGCCGAATTGCCAAACATCTTTTCCAACGCCACACGGGCCATGACAGGAGAGGTAAACGTCCTCCCCGTCAACCTGTCAGCAGTTGCGATGATCGTCGCATCATCCATCCGATTGATGGCTTGCAACGTCTCGGACTGAAGATTCTCAACCTCAGGCGAACCTGGCAGCGTCCGCTTGAATGCCTGAAGCTCCATGCCGGCAGACTTCTCTTCTTGGGGGCTGCCTTCCCCCTCAGACTTTTTTACCTCACCGCCTTTCTCAAACCGGCGCTTGGTCAGAGAGCCTTTGGTGAGCGTGGGACGCTCCAAGGTCGGCGCACCGAAGGTGTCACGAGACAGGCCCTTGGCCATGTTCTCCGCCTCCTTCGCCTTTAACTTGTACGTTCGTGCGAGCTCCTTGAAGTCGTCTTTGGCCGTGCCCTTGAGGGCCTTGGGCGACGCGCCTTTGCTCGTGGTCAACGACTCAACTTCCATCGCCATGCCCTTGCCAAAGCCCTCACTGCTCTTGGGCCGTAGCTCCTGGCCCCGCACGCGCTTGACCTGGATCTTGGACGGCGACTCACTGTACGTCGTCTCATCCACCGGCAACGCGTTCAACATGTTCCGCGACTCGCTGTAGTACGCCGGGTCGTCTCCGTACAAGTTGTACTCGTTCACGCGCTGCATGAGCTCGTTCGTATCCACGTCCCCGCCTCGGGCAAACACCGGGATGGCCATTGGCGCACGGATGATGTTCCCCAGGCGGTCCGTCGTGTAGCCCATGTTAGGCAGGCCGCCGGCCGGCTTCGGCGCGAGTGACGGGTTCTGCTGCAAAAGGTCCACGGCCGTCGGGCCCTGATACGACATCACCGGGTTGTACCGAATCGTCCCCGGCAAATACCCCGCGCTCGGCGGCGTCGGTGCCGGACGGGGCGTTGGCACAGGGGTAAAGGGCGACGGAACAGGGCTCACCGGGGGAGGGGTGGGGGTGGGGGTGGGTGCCGGTGTTGGCGCGGGAGCCGG